TTGAAGCACACAAGCACGAGTTGTTGCATTCGATAGCTTTAAAGACTACAGCGTTGAAAGACCTACAGAAAACTTTAGAGGAAATTTATGGAGCTGTTAATATTGACTTGAATACAGGAATTGTTACCGATGCACCTAATTCGTAAGATAAGCATTGGAAAAGACTATAAGAATGATGCCATGCACTACGCTGTTGGACAGGAAGTGTATGGTGGTCATACTATAGCTCATATATTGGAAGAAGAAACTAAGTACTCCATACATATAACAAAAGGTGACACAATAATGCCTTGGAAAGATTTTAATAAAAACATGTCCATCTCAGTTGAGTATGATTTAAAATACTAGGTATGCAGAGCGTTTTTAATTATTTAGTAAAGCCCAATGGTGATAGGACTGTAGGGTTTAAAAAAATAGAAGGGCAAACGTTATTACTTAATACAGATTTACAAAATCACAGCTATACAAATAGAATAGGTACAATATTAAATTTACCCTTAGTAGGTAATGAAGAATTAAAAGAAGGGGATGATGTTATTGTACACCACAATGTATTTAGAAGATTTAGAGATGTTAGAGGCAATGAGAAGGACAGTAAAAATTATTTAGCTGAAGATGTTTACACCGTACAAGCTGATCAAATATACGCTTTTAAAAGAGACGACGAATGGAGAGCTTTAAAAGGGTTTTGTTTTATTAAACCCATAAAAGAAGACAAGATGTTTTCTGTATCATTTGAGAAGCCATTAATAGGTATTGTAAAACTAGGTAATGACGAAATAAAAACCGAGTCATTAGTAGGTTTTAAGCCGAACTCAGAATATGAGTTTGTAATAGAAGGGCAGAGGTTATACCGAGTACCCGTCAATTCAATCACAATCAAATATGAATATCAAGGAAACGAAGAGGAATATAATCCAAGCTGGGCAAGTGGCAGTTGAGGAGTTGATAAAAGTAGCTAAAGAATCTATAATTGATTCCGAGGATGATTTAACAGCGGATAAATTAAAAAATGCCGCAGCTACTAAGAAGTTGGCTATATTTGATGCTTTTGAAATACTAGCACGGATTGAGGAAGAGGAGAGAGTGTTGGAAAACAAACCTAAGAAAGAAATTGAAGCAATAGAGTTCAAAGGCTTTGCTGAAAGAAAATCTAAGTAATGTACGAGCAGAGCTTATACAAGGTTGTAACCCCTATAAAATTAACTACTATTTCTAGACTTAACAAAGGAAAGAAATGGGCTTATGGATATAATAAAGAGCACGATGTTGTTGTAATAAGCAAGACCGGCCAAATAGGTGAAATATACGAAATACAAAACCTTAGGATTGCTTTACCAAAAGCTCCCTCTAAGGTGGATAAGAAAACTAATAGATGGACTCCAGAGGAATACCCTAAAGAGCTTAAGTCTATAAAAAGTATATTTGACTGGCGAGATTATCCAGAGGAGTTTAAACTAAAATGGGGGATATATATAGATGAACAATTTAATAAAAGAGAAAACGGTCATTGGTTCAATAATAAGAATGTGGATACTTATATCACTGGTGCTCATTTTATGTACTTGCAGTGGTCCAAGATTGATGTTGGGAAACCAGAGTTTCGAGAAGCAAACAGATTATTCTATATATTCTGGGAGGCTTGCAAAGCAGACAAAAGAAGCTATGGTATGTGCTACCTTAAGAACAGACGTTCGGGATTTTCATTTATGGCCTCAGGGGAAACTGTTAACATGGCAACCATATCGAGTGATGCGCGTTTCGGTATTTTATCAAAGTCTGGATCAGATGCAAAGAAAATGTTCACCGACAAAGTTGTACCAATCAGTGTCAACTACCCGTTTTTCTTTAAACCCGTACAGGACGGTATGGATAGGCCGAAAACAGAAATCGCTTATCGCGTACCCGCTTCAAAGCTTACTAGGAGAAAACTCGACAGCAACAAAGCAATGGAAATTATATCCGGTCTTGACACAACGATTGACTGGAAGAACACCGGTGACAACGCGTACGATGGGGAAAAACTCAAACTACTTGTCCACGATGAATCAGGTAAATGGGAAAGACCGAACAATATCCTCAACAACTGGAGGGTTACGAAGACGACATTAAGATTAGGAGCAAGAGTTATTGGTAAATGTATGATGGGGTCTACCTCAAACGCATTAGATAAAGGTGGTGAAAACTTTAAGAAACTATATGGAACATCAGATGTTACGAAAAGAAACGCCAATGGACAAACTCGCTCAGGATTATATTCTTTGTTCATTCCTATGGAATGGAATTACGAAGGATTCATTGATGCTTATGGAATGCCTGTATTCAACGCCCCACTTGAAGATTGCGAAAGCTCATACGGAGACCCTATTGAGGTCGGTGTCATAGAGCATTGGAATAATGAAGCAGAAGGATTAAAAGGCGACCAGGACGCTCTAAATGAATATTACAGACAGTTCCCGCGTACAGAGGAACACGCTTTTAGGGATGAAACTAAAAACAGCATTTTTAACCTAGCGAAAATATATGAACAAATAGATTACAACGAAGATTTAGCTAATAGTAACGTAGTCACAAGAGGTAGCTTCCAGTGGGCAAGTGGTATAAAAGATTCTAAAGTAATATTTAGTCCAAACCCACAAGGTAGGTTTTTAATAACGTGGACACCATCTCACGACATACAAAATCGTCAAGTAATAAAAAATGGAGTTAGACATCCAGGTAACGAGCATATGGGTGCTTTTGGTTGTGATAGTTATGATATATCAGGAACAACCGACGGAAGAGGATCTAAAGGCGCTTTACACGGTTTAACTAAGTTTAGTATGGAAGACGCTCCACCGAGCACTTTCTTTTTAGAGTATGTAGCGAGACCGCAAACGGCTGAAATGTTTTTTGAAGACGTATTAATGGCTTGCGTGTTTTACGGAATGCCTTTACTATGTGAAAATAACAAACCTAGGCTTTTGTATTATTTTAAAAGAAGAGGTTACCGAGGCTACTCGATGAATCGTCCTGATAAGCTTTGGAATAAACTATCAGTAACAGAAAGAGAGATTGGTGGAATACCGAATTCAAGTGAAGATATAAAACAAGCGCATGCATCCGCTATAGAAATGTATATAGATGGTTATGTAGGTTTAAAGTCTGATGGAAATTACGGTACAATGTATTTTAATGAAACACTAAATGATTGGTCAAAATTTGATATAAACAATAGAACAAAGTTTGATGCAGCAATAAGCTCAGGCTTAGCGATAATGGCGTGTAACAAGGATTTATACAAGCCAAATGCTCCAATACAAAAAAGAACAATGAAAGTTAAATTTGCAAAATACAGACAAGACGGCAATTTATCCGAGATAATAAAATAAGAATATGGCTAGAGGTGTAACAAATAGTTTTTTTCCAAGTCAAGTTGTAAGTGATCAAGAGAAAATGTCTCAAGATTATGGGCTACAAGTTGGTAGAGCAATTACTAACGAATGGTTCGACGGTAATTCCGGAACAACTAGATTTAAAAGTAATCAAAATACATTCCACGCTCTAAGGTTGTATGCAAGAGGGGAACAACCAATACAAAAGTACAAAGACGAAATGTCTATAAATGGAGATTTGTCTTATTTAAACTTAGACTGGAAGCCCGTACCTATTCTATCTAAATTCGTAGATATTGTAGTTAATGGAATATCTGATAGAAGTTTTGACATTACAGCTTACTCTCAGGATCCTTATGGTATTTCCAAGAGAACTGCTTATATGGAATCTATAATTAGAGACTTGCAGACAGAAGAGTTAAACAATTTTGCTCAAGAACAATTTGGTATTAATTTGTTTGAGAACGCTCCTGACAGATTACCTGACTCAGAAGAAGAATTAGATTTACATATGCAACTTAGTTACAAGCAAGGTATTGAAATAGCTGAAGAAGAGGCTATTAATACTATGCTCGTAAGTAATAACTATGATTTAACGAAAAGGAGAATAAACGAAGACTTAACTATATTAGGCATTGGAGCTGTTAAAAACAACTTTACAGAATCTAACGGCGTTACGGTTGAATATGTAGATCCGGCTTATATGGTTTATTCATATACAGAAGATCCTTATTTTCAAGATATATACTATGTAGGTGAAGTAAAATTCGTACCTATTAATGAGCTTAAAAAACAATTCCCTGATTTAACGCAAGATCAGTTAGAGCAAATTCAACAACAAGGAACTCAAAACAAAGGTGCATACAACAATAACTTAACTAACGATTACAATAACGACAGAGACTCAAACGTAATACAGCTTTTATATTTTAATTATAAAACCTATATGAATGAGGTTTATAAAGTTAAAGAAACAGCAACCGGAGCAACGAAAGTAATAGTAAGGGATGATCAATATGATCCACCTATAGAAGCTTACGAGGCGGAATATGGAAAGTTATCTAGATCTTTAGAAGTGTTGTATGAAGGAGTAATGGTATTAGGTACTAACCTATTGTTGAAATGGGAAATGGCACCAAATATGATGCGCCCTAAAAGTGATTCGTCTAAAGTTAAAATGAATTACTCTATTACCGCTCCGAGAATGTATCAAGGTAAAATAGAATCTATAGTTAGTAGGTGTACTGGTTTTGCGGATATGATTCAATTAACTCATTTAAAGTTACAACAAGTATTGCAAAGAATGATACCTGACGGTGTTTATTTAGATGCTGACGGTATTAATGAAGTTGATTTAGGTAACGGAACGAATTACAATCCTCAAGAAGCTCTTAATATGTTCTTCCAAACTGGATCTGTTATCGGTAGATCATATACTCAAGATGGGGATATGAATCCAGGCAAAGTTCCAATTCAGGAAATCCAAACCGGTAGTGGCGGACAAAAAATGGCAACGTTAATTCAGACTTACAATTATTATCTGCAAATGATAAGAGATGTAACGGGATTAAACGAAGCAAGAGATGGTAGCACGCCTGATTCAAGAGCTTTAGTAGGTATTCAAAAGATGGCAGCAGCAAACTCAAATACAGCTACAAGGCATATATTAGATGCTGGTTTGTTCTTAACAAAAGAAACAGCAGAGTGTTTATCTCTTAGAATATCTGACATATTAGAATACCATCCAGCTAAAGAAGCTTTTATTCAAAAGATAGGAGGTTTTAACGTAGCCACCCTAGAGGAGCTTAGTGATTTGCATTTACACGACTTCGGTATCTTCTTAGAGCTAAGACCTGATGATGAGCAAAAACAAGTTTTAGAAAATAATGTGCAAACAGCTTTACAAGCAGGCTTGATAGATTTATCCGATGCTATTGATATCCGGGAAGTTAAAAATATAAAACTAGCTAATCAATTATTAAAGGTTAAGCAAAAGAAACGTCAAGAAAGACTGCAAGCTGAGCAACAAGCTAATATACAAGCTCAAGCGCAAGCAAACGCNCANGCNCAACAAGTAGCAGCNCAGGCTGAAATACAAAAGGATCAAGCCTTATTCGCTACNAAGTCTCANCTAGAACAATTAAAAGGTCAGATTGAGCAGCAAAGAATACAGNTTGAAGTANGNGCTAAGAAGGAATTAATGGAACTAGAATTTCANTATAACATGAAACTTAAAAACATNGANGTTGANGCTATGAAGACAAAAGAAAATTCTATAGAGGACAGAAAAGATAAGCGNACCAAGATGCANGGTACACAGCAGAGCGAAATGATTGCTCAGAGAAAACAAGATTTACCACCAAAAGACTTTGAATCGTCAGGAAATGACGTGATAGGCGGTGGATTTGGCTTAGGTTCCTTCGAACCTAGGTAATAATAGTAGTAACAATCATATAATATTTTATCATGGCGGAAGCACAAAACACAGAAGGTACGTTTAAAATAAAAAAACCTACCGAAACACCAACTGAGGTACCAGCCGCAGTTGAACAAGTAGAACAAACAGGTCCAGCGTCTGTCTCTGAAGACGGAACTCTAAGGCTTGATTTATCAAAACC